ACCCCAACGCGTCGACAGCGTCATCGACCCAACCAATCTGCCGAGCTTGGCGCGTGCAGAACGGACGAGCGTGCCTCGCAAAAACTGGCCTTCAGATCATACGTCCGCGTGCATAAGATGGGCTAGTCGAGTGGGAGCGTCGGCGCGGCGATCGGGGAAAGTATCCGCCGATGTCTGCCGGCAAAGTTGGCACACAGCCAGATTTCGAACGCCGCCGCGGCTGGTCACAACTTGCCGAGGACGAGCGCACCGTTGGTGCGGACATTCTTGCGGCAAAGGCAAAGCTCCGTGCGGACATCCGTGCCGAGCGTGCGCAAAACCGTGCCGATATCCATGCGGAGACAAGAGGACGCAAAGGTAATTGGCGCCGATGTTCTATGGCCGAACTCCGGCGCCTTTGGAAAGAACAGGCATCACGGCCGAGGGCCTCGGCTGAAACAACAGAAGGAATACCAAATGACCGACAACCTAAATTGGTGGGAGCCCACGTTGGCCGCAATGGAGGCGATCGTCGACTGCCTGCCGGCGGAAACGCAAGGCAAAATAGTAGAACGGCTGCGTCTGCTGGCGATAGTGCAGGAAGACCGGGGGATGGACGTGGCGTCCTATTTTTCACGGGCGCTCAGCGGTGAAACCGCGCCCCCTCGGGGTCAGGTAGCGCAGCCCATCTCGATCTACGAGAGAGCGGAGTCAATGCTGACCCGGGATTTTGATTTTCAAGACTATTTGCAGCCGCAAGGCATCTTGTCAGCCGCCCTGAAACAGAAAGGACCAAAGTGACGACCGAAGACACAGAACTTTTGACCGGCCGCGCCGGTAACGAAGCCGCCGCCGGATATCGGGAAATGCCGATGGCTAACCCGGACCCCAATCCGGAACCGGCGATCGACTCGGATAGCGCGATCGCGCAACACCTGAGGAGACCGCCGCCTCCGGAACCAACCGAGCGGAAATATACCGACCAGGTTTCAGGTGAAGACAGGCCCAGCAACGAAACGGTCGAGCTTGAGCGGGCTTCCAGAGATATTTCGGAGATTCGTGCCGCGGAACGTGCCGCCCTGGAGCGGCAGCGCAATAGCGAACTGAACGATGCGATCTCTTGGCTAGAGCGGGAAGAGGCGGTGCTCAAAGACGCCGCGACCCCCCGGCCCGTCGAGCAACAGCAGGCACAAGAGCCGCAGCCGCCCACCGACTATACGCCGCAGCTCGATCCCGAGACTGTCCAGGCAACGGACCCGCAGTACGATCCCGAGCTCCTACAGGCACTTTCATCCCCCAAGGTGAGGGCGGTGCTGGAGCAGGTCAACGCGGGAGTGGAGCAAACAAAAGCACAATACCAGGCGGCGACCGCCGAGCTCGCCACCCAGGCCCAGGGCGTTTTGACTGCTTTGTTCCCGGAACTTGCAAATTTGAGTGGGCAGGCGTTGCAAGGTGCCCTGGTTTTTATGCAGCAGAGCCAGCCCGAGCGTTTCCAGCAGTTCCAGCAACTGACGGGGCGAGCGCAGCAGCTCGTCGGGATTTACCGGCAGCAGCAAGCCGAGGCGCAGGCGCAGCAGCAGCAGCAGTACGCGCAGCAGCTGGAGTGGTTCAAGGTCGCCGAGGACGAGAAATGGGAGGCGGCGATCGCGCGGGATCGGTCCCCCGACCAAATCAAGGCGCTTAGAGAGAACGCTATGCCACTAATAGAACGGCACTACGGCATCTCTCCGCGAGAGCTGGGGGCGATCTACAGCGGCCAACAGCGGGTTGATGCGGCAACGTTCATGAGGTCGGCAAACTTCCAACTCATGCTTTCTGATGCCCTCTCGTACCGGATGAGCCGCGAGGCCGTGGGGCGGGCGGTGAATAGGCCGGTGCCGCAAGTGATACGTCCAGGCTCGCCAGCAGAATTCCAGACGCGCACCGAGGCCGCATTGGCCGAGGCACAGGCCAAGTTGAAGCCGTCCATGAGCGCCAAAGAAGCGGCAGCATACGTTATCGCCCGCAGAGCGGCATCGAGATAAGGAGCAAACAGATGAGCGATGGCATCATCGACCAGATGGCCAAGTACGGTGACCATGACGAGGAAGAAAGCTGGCGGCTGTTCAAGGCCGGCTACATGATGAAATCCCCAGAGGCCCGGATCGCGGACCTAAAGCAAACTGATTTGTGGCTGGAGCAGCAGACCCAGGTCACCAAAGAGCATGCATCTCTACTGACTCGAAAGCGTGAGCTTGAGTCATTGCATAGAGCTCTGCGCGGTGCCGGACGCTGATGACCCTTGCGGAGCAGCTACAAGCCGCGAAACAGCGCGAGGAGATCCTCAAGCTTGACGCAGGAGACCAGAGAGTCGCCGCTGAACTCGCAAAACGAATCCGACCCTTCCCGGTCAACGAACTATCGGCGGATATTCGCACCCGGCTGGACGCTTTCAATAAATGGGCAAGCTCAAAATCGGCACGGAGATGTCCGGCCAAGCCCACTACGGTTGCTCTGTTTGCACTTGAGCAGGCAGATATGGGAGTGCATCCTCAACAAATATTGGCACAACTGAATGCGATTGAAAAACTACATAACAAATTCGGGCTATCGAACCCAGTCCGAACTGCGATTGTTCAGGCTGCGCTGGAGACGATTATCAAGATTGATCCGCCGAGATCGTGGCCGCGTGAGGATAAGGTACGGTTCGCGCGGCTTGATCCCGACATTCGCGAGATAATCGCCAAGCGCGAGAACGATCGCGACAAGGAACTGCGTCGCCTGCAGACAAAGGCGGCGGAAGCAAAACGGTTATTGAACGGCACCGAAAAGCTCGTTCAGCAAGAAGCGGAGCTTCGCTCCACAGATGATAAGGAATTGAGACAATGACGATCAGAAGGCGCGATGATTCGGTCAAGCCGGGCTGCGGTGTGGACGGGACCGAGGGTGAAAACTTCACCAAGCGCAGGACTGACCCCTGGGACAGCAACCCCAAAGGCAATCGCGTTCCAGACGGAACGGGGGCTTACACCTCCAACGATCCGATCCTCCGCAACAAGCTCCCGAGCGACCCGACCGGCGGAGAAGTTTCGTACGATATTTGGGACGCGGTTGAGGGACAGTCCGGCCCAAACGATCGCAAGATCCGCAGCCGCGGGCAACCCTGACATGAGGGATCGAACGCCAAAGGCGCGGGAGACAATACCGGCGGCGCCGCCTGCCACGTTGTCTCCTGCGGAAGACAAGATCGCGCAGCTTCGCGCTGTGGCGGACAAAATAGAAAACCATCGGGCGGAGCTGGACCACTACCTCGACTCTTACGCCAGGTTGATCACTCCGGCCGGCGTACCGATGGTGAGCATCCGCCAGATGATTGACGCCAGAGGGCACTGTCTCTGCCATAGCGCGATGCTTGCTATTGCCGAACGGGTCGAGGCCCTGTTGCTGGAGGAGAAGCAGAAAGATGGCGCTATTCCAGAGGGGTGACGGAGGCAACAAGGGTGGCGGGCGCAGACAAGGCGCCCGCAACCGCATCAGCACGGCATTGTTGACCGCGTTCGCCGAAGACTTTGAGAAGTTCGGCGAGGAGACGGTACGGATTACCCGTGTGGAGAAACCCGTAGAATATTTACGGATCGCAGCGAGCCTATTGCCGAAGGAGTTCGAGATAACGCACTCCCAACAATTGCACGAATTGTCGGACGAAGAGCTGGAGCAATTCATTGAACGACTTAGACTCGAACTCCACCGAAGCACTGTTATCGACGTTACAGTCGGAGCTGAGCCGGCGCCGTACAGAGAACAGGTTAGGCTATTACAGTCCTTACCCTCGACAACGTGAGTTTCATCACGCCAAGGCTCGCGAACGTCTGCTTATGGCCGGCAACCAGCTAGGCAAGACGCTCGCGGGCGGATTTGAGGCGGCGATGCACGCCACCGGCCGCTATCCTGATTGGTGGCAAGGTCGCCGCTTCGACAAGCCTACGGTCGGCTGGTGCTGCGGTGTGACTGGTGAAGTTGTCCGCGACACGGTGCAAAAGGTTTTGGTTGGGCGTTCGGGCCAGGTCGGCTCGGGCGCTATTCCAAAAGATGCTTTGGGCGAGTTGGTGAGCGGACGCGGCACTGCGGACTTGCTCGACACGATCAAGGTGCATCACATCAGCGGCGGGACATCAATCATCGGCCTGAAATCGTACATGTCGGGCCGGGAGAAATTCCAAGGTGAAACGCTCGACTGGATATGGCTCGATGAGGAGCCGCCGGCCGACATCTACACCGAAGCCTTAACGCGCACGAACGTCGGCAATGGTCCGGTGTGGATGACGTTCACCCCGCTACAGGGTGTTTCGGAGGTGGTGCGGCGCTTCCTGCACGAACGCTCGCCCGATCGGACTGTGACGAGCATGACGATCGACGACGTGGATCACTACAGCGAGGAAGAGAAGAAACGCATCATTGCGAGCTACCCGGAGCATGAGAAGGAAGCCCGCGTTAAGGGTATCCCGGTTCTAGGCTCGGGCCGCATATTCCCGATCACTGAAGAACGCATTGCCACTGAACACCGCTCGATACCGGCACACTGGCCGCGCATCGGGGGCATGGATTTTGGTTGGGATCATCCGTTCGCGGCGGTCGAGATCGCCTGGGATCGGGAGACTGACACGATCTATGTCACCAAGACCTATCGCGTGCGTGAGGCAACGCCGGTCATTCACAGCGGGGCTCTGCGCTCATGGGGGAAAGACCTGCGCTGGGCCTGGCCGCGAGACGGCCGCCGGGAGACGCTGGAGGGCGCAGGCGTGGCGCTTGCCGAGCAGTATCGCGAGCAAGGCTTAGATTTGTTGTTTGAGCATGCGCAGTTCGAGGACGGCAGCGTCAGCGTCGAAGCCGGCCTAATGAAGATGCTCACGATGATGCAGGCGGGGCGCTTCAAGGTGTTCAAGCACCTCAACGACTGGTTCGAGGAATTCCGGCTGTACCATCGCAAAGACGGAAAAGTTTTTAAGGAGGGCGACGATCTGATGGCTGCAACACGCTATGCGGTCATGATGCTTAGGCACGCCAGAACAACGCGGCAGTTCGATAGCTTCCGCCGCGAGATTCATTACCCCTCATTGCCGAAGGGAGTTTGAAATGGAAATTCGTACGGTACGGATTCAAGTCGCGGAGCCCCGGGGCGCCCGCTATCCAGGCGCGGTCGAGGAGGGGCATTACATTGTCGAGGACGGTACGGTCACACTGGTCGATAAACGGGGCACGGCAATCGACAAGCACCGGCTCTCGCGAGAGCTGAAACCCGGCGAAGACCCGCGCAGTGTCGCCGCGATCCTGTTGCGGCAGTGGAAACGGCCGAAGAGCTCAGACTTCAATCGCGTGCTCCGCTATCCGAAGGTCGTCTATTAGGTTCGGCGGTTCATTACCTTTCCGCCGATTTGACTGCCGGGGCGGTTTCCTCCGCTTCCGCTCCGGCTTTTTATTCCGCTGTCCTGCGCCCTTCAGGCCCAGCGGCAGGGGTCGCCGCGGCCGGATGTACGCTGCGGCGGCCCCCACACTCTCATAGGATTTTAAGATGGCTGAACGGATTGAAGGCGTTTGTGTGCACTGGAACGGTTCGGGCTTTGGCTTCCTGCGGCCCGACGTTTCGGGCAAAGATGTTTTTTTCACAAGTCGGCCTTGCCCAGCGGGGTCGTATTAAGCCGTGGTCAGCGTTTTCGGTTCAGCGTCGGCGAACATGAGGGGCGCCCCTGTGCCGCCGAACGTGATCCCATCGTGCTACTGCTCAG